TCAGGAAGATTATTTTTAGCTCCTGCGCCAAACAACACTTATGTATTTAAAATACATTATGAAGCTATTCCAACTGGATTATCTGGTTCAAATACTACAACTTATGTAAGTCAATACTTTGGAAACGGATTATTATATGCTTGTTTAGTAGAGGCATTTTCTTATCTAAAAGGTCCACAAGATATGTTGACATTATATGAAAATAAATATAAACAAGAGGTACAGAAGTTTGCTGCAGAGCAACTTGGTAGACGTAAAAGAGACGATTATACAGACGGTACAGTTCGTATTAAAGTCCCTTCTCCGTCACCGTAATAGGAGATAAATTATGGCAATAACATCGGCAATATGTTCAAGTTTCAAACAAGAACTTTTAGAAGGAAAGCATGACTTTCAAACATCAGGTTCTGGTGGTCATACTTTTAAAATAGCATTATTTGATTCTAGTGCTAGCTTAGGAGCTTCTACAACTGATTATTCAACTTCAGAAGAAATTACAAATACATCTGGATCAGCGTACTCTGCTGGTGGTAAAGCATTAACAAACACAGGAGTTGGTTTAACTTCAACAACTGCTTTTACAGATTTTTCTGATATCTCATGGACATCAGCTTCATTCACTGCAAATGGTGCAATGATTTATAATACAACAACTAACGGTGGTTCAAGCACAACTGATTCTGTTTGTATTATCGCTTTTGGTTCTGATAAAACTGCAACTAACGGAACTTTCGAAATACAGTTTCCTGCAAACGATTCATCGAACGCAATCATAAGATTAGCATAAGGAGGGTCCAGTGCCCGACGTTTCTTCTGGATGGGGCCGACTAACCTGGGGACAGGCTGGTTGGAATGATGCCACTGTTTTAACTCAAGGTTGGGGAGCAAAATCTTGGGGTGAGGATGAATGGGGTCAACTTTCAGACGCTGTTATTCAACCAACAGGTTTATCTATTACATCAAGTATCGGTTCAGTTACTAACGCAGTTAGTGTAACTGTAACTCCATCAGGTCAATCATTTAGTTCTACACTTGGAACAATTTCAAATGTTGTAAGTGTAACTGTTGACCCTAATGGTTTAGAAATGAATGACTTGCAAGGTACAGCTCAAGCAAGCATTGATGTTACACCATCTATTACAGGTTTATCAACTACAGCAGCTATTGGTGTTATTGACCCTAAAGATCAAGTTATTGGAGCACCTACTCTTACAGTTACATCAGAACAAGGAACTGCTTTTGCACCTAATGAAGATGTATCGCTTACAGGTCAATCAATTACTTCTACACTTGGAACACCTACAACTGTTAATGCTGTATTTATTTCTCCTAATGGATTTGAAATGTCAACCACACAAGGATCCGTGGTTGTTCCAAATGATGCAGTAGCACCAACTGGATTAGAAATAGCATCTTCAATAGGATTCGTGGTCGGTGCTGGATCAGTAAGCGTACCTGTTACAGGCATATCTATGAGTACTTCTATAGGTACAATTGTTGATGTCCCTGATCAAATAATGGGATTAACAGGAGTATCATTTAGTTCTGCTATTGGTAGTGTAGATCCTAAAGATCAAGTTGTCGGATTACCAACATTTACATTAACCGCAACTGTTGGAGAACCGTTTATTATACATTACCAAGATGTTGACACTGGTTCAAATACATCATATAGTGCGCTTTCAACAGGTTCGAATACGAGCTATTCTAATGTTGCAACTGGATCTAATACAAGTTATAGTGACGCTGCATAGGAGATAAAAATTTATGGCATCAACATATACACCTCTCGGTATAGAAAAAATGGCTACTGGCGAAAATGCTGGTACATGGGGAACAAAAACAAACGCTAATTTAGACCTTATTGAACAAATAACAGGTGGTTTTGCACAAGTATCAATTGCAGGTGGTGCACAAACAACAGCTTTGACTATAGCTGATGGTGCTTTAACTGGTACAGCTCAAAAAAGAATGATTGAGTTTACTGGTTCAATTACAGGAAATCAAATTGTAACAATTCCTTTAGATGTAGAAAATTTCTACATTTTAAAAAATTCAACATCTGGTGCTTATACAGTTCAATTTAAATATGTATCAGGAAGTGGTGACACTTTTACTTTTGCAACAACAAATAAAAAAACAGCCATCGTTCAAGCAACTGCAAACGATGGAACTAATCCAGATATCATAGAAGTTCAAACAGGTGGAGATGTTGTTGATGATACATCACCTCAACTCGGTGGTAACTTAGATGTTAATGGTTTTGATATTATATCAACTTCTAACGCAGACATAGATCTTGTTCCAAACGGAACAGGTGATGTAACACTTCAAGCAGATACAGTAAAAGTTGGAGACGCTGGAGCAGCAGCTGTCTTAACTTCTAATGGAGCAGGTACACTTACAGTAACAACAGGTGGAGCTACAGATTTAACTTTAAATACAAACTCAGGAACTAATTCAGGAGTAATTACAATTACTGATGGAGCTAACGGTAATATCGCTATCACACCAAACGGTTCAGGAAACATTGTTCTTGATGGACTAACTTTTCCAAATGCTGATGGATCAGCAGACACATTCTTAAAAACAAACGGATCAGGTACTTTATCTTTTGCAGCAGTATCAGGAGGTACTTCATGGCAAGCAGTTAAAACTTCTACATTTACAGCAGTAGCTGGTGAAGGTTATTTTATTAATACAACTGGTGGATCATTTGAAATGGATTTACCTGCAGGAAGCATTGGTGATGAAATAGCATTTATTGATTATGCAGGAACTTTTGATTCTAACCCATTAACAATTGATCAAAACGGAACAGAGAAAATTGCAGGATCAACCGATCCTTTAACAGTATCAACAGAAAGAGCAGCAAATACTTTAGTGTATGTAGACGGTACTCAAGGCTGGCTTCTAAAGAATAATTAAGGAGCTTAAATGGCAGCCTACAAAACATTAAAAGGCCAATTAATAAGACAGGTCGCTCAAGATCCAACTAATCCTCTTGAAGGACAGATTTGGTACAACACAACTTTAGGTGTTTTAAGAGGTTTCCCTGCTTTATTAGCATGGTCAATTGGTGGAAGTTTAAATACTGATCATAGAGCAACAGGTGGAGCTGGAACTCAAACAGCTGGTTTATGTTTTGCTGGTAATCCACCACCAGGCGGTATTACTGCAACAGAAGAATATAATGGAAATGGTTGGGTAAACGGTGGAAGTTTAAACTCAGCAAGAAGAGGTGTGGCAACTAGTAGTGCTGCAACACAAACAGCTGCTTTGTGTTTTGGTGGGTCAGGACCTCCAAACCCTACAGTGTTAAATGCTACTGAAGAATACGATGGATCTAGTTGGACAAATGTTAATAATTTGCCTGTTGCAAAATATATAATGGGAGGTGCTGGTATTCAAACTGCTGCTCTAGGTTTTGGTGGATACACTGCTACTACAAAAGTAGCTACAACAGAAGAATATGATGGAACTAATTGGACGTCAGGTGGTTCTATGTCTTTAACTAGATTTTCTTTGGGCGGAGCTGGATTACAAACTGCTGCTCTAGGTTTTGGGGGTAATGCAGGAACACCTAATGCTGTCTCTAATACAGAAGAATATGATGGCTCTTCTTGGACATCTGGTGGAAATTTAAATACTGGTAGAAGATATCTTGCAGGTTTTGGTACACAAGACGCTGGTTTAGCTTGCGGATCAGGACCCGCAGGTGGAACTGAAACTGAACTGTATGATGGAACATCTTGGACTACTACTGTTAACATGGCTCTTGGGCAAGCAGATCATGGAGCTTGTGGATCACAAGGAGCAGGTTTAGCTTTTGGTGGAGAAGGAAATAATGATTATGGTACAGCAACACAAGAATTTAATAGATCAACAACTGTTACTACAAGTTCAGCATGGTCATCTGGTGGAAATTTAAATACAACTAGAAAAAATATGGCTGGAGCTGGAACATACAATGCAACTTTAGTAGCTGGTGGACAAGCTCCTGGCGGCAACACAGGAGATACAGAAGAGTACAATGGAGCTTCTTGGTCAGAACAAAATAACACACCTGTTGTTAGAAACACTCAAGCAGGATGTGGTTTACAAACTGCAGGTTTAATTTTTGGTGGATATACGTCACCTCCATCACCTACAGGTTCTGTAGCTAGTACAGAAGAATATGATGGAAGTAATTGGACAAGCGGTGGAAATTTAAATACTGCAAGATTTGATTTGGGGTCTTGTGGAGTTCAAACAGCTGCTTTGGCGTTCGGTGGAAATGTAGGAAATGCAGTAAACAATTCAGAAACATATAATGGAACTTCTTGGTCAGAGGGAAATAATTTAAATAATGATAGACGTTATATAAGAGGAGCTGGAACTACATCTGCAGCTGTTGGTTTTGGTGGTTCTCCAGGTGATCCTGCAGTAGCTACAACTGAAGAATATGATGGTACAAGTTGGACATCAGTAAATTCTATGAATTCAGCAAAAAAATATCATGGAGGTTCAGGAATTCAAACTGCAGCTTTAGCTTTTGGTGGATCAAATCCTGCAACAAATGATGTTCAATCAAATGCAGAATTATATGATGGAACAAATTGGATTACGACAGCAAGTATGGCAACAGCCAGAAGAGGTCTGGCGCCAGCTACAAATACAGGTGGTGTAGGCACAGCTCTTGGAGCTGGTGGATATAATGGAACTGCTAACGTTAATTCAACAGAAGAATTTACAGAAGGGTCAACATCACCAAATATTAAAAAAATAACAACAACAAGTTAAAATTATGAGCACATATAAAAATTTAATAGGAAAAAACGTAAAGTATTTAACCACTAATCCAGACAACGATGCAGCTGAAGGACAGATTTGGTATAATAGTACAACTGGAGAATTTAAAGATTTACTTGTCAGTGAAGCTTGGTTCTCTAGTGGATCTTTAGGAAGCGGAAGATACGCATTAGGACAAGGTACGGGTGG